AGCAAGCTGATGACGTACTCGGTGTTACCGTTGGTGTCCGGTGCCCACAGCTCGGTCGCGGCCTGCTTCAAGACAACGGCGTATTTGGGCGTGTCGTTGCGCGGCAGCAGATAGTATTCGCTCGACGCGATCGCGTCGCCATCGCCGTTGGTCAACGTCGTAACGGAAAGCAGGTCGTCGTCAACGCGCAGTTCGCGCCCCACGGGGACCGAGAAATAGCGCGTCTCGGTGCGGGCGTAGAAAGTCCGCAGCGCCTGGTCGTCAAAGTGCCGGCTGGCGGCCTCGATCGCACTCTCGATCACCGTGTCGTCGGTCGCGTCGGTTGAGTCGATTGAGTGAAACGCCTTGAAGTCGGCCAGTGAGGCGTAGCCGTTGGTAATCGACATCAGCCCTCGTCAACGTACAGGATTACGGCTCCGGACTTTGTTACCCCGCCGTCCGCCGTCGTCACCGTGACCTTGCCGGCCACCAGCGGGCCGGTCCGATCCCCACCCGCCGTTCCGGTCAGGGCCGTCCCGGTCTCACCGTGTACGACGTGGCGCGGGTGGTAGGTGGCATCGGCGCTCAGGTTGGTCAGAGTCAGCAGGGTCTTGGTGACGCCCTGTGAGTTGACGTAGGCGAGGGTCAGGTCGAAGTTATCGGCCAGGTCACCGTCCACCACGTCCACAGCGTCCAGATGTCCGAGGATGGCCTGTTCGCTCGTATCGGTGCTGTCGCCGTTGGCGTCGGTCGTGATCTCGATTAGATATTCTTCAAGCGGCATAATCACATCCAGTCGCGCCAGTCACCGCGCGGGAAAACCCGCTCCGCGGTGCCGGGCGTAATGTTGATGATCTCGACGTTCTGTAGGGCCAGGCCCGCCAGCAGCTGCGCGTGTCCCTGCTCGACGAACTCCCACCAGCCGACCGAGTCGGTCGGTCCCGGCATGGACGTGTCCTCGCCCCAGGCGTGCATCTTGCGGTTGTCCGAGTGGTCCATTCCGACGATCAGCAGCCGGGTGAAGCCCATGAACGCGGCGATTTGCAGCATGGCGTGCGGGCAGCAGAACCAGGTGATACCGGGGTTCATCAACCAGTCGGGGCGGATCTCCATCCGCTCGGTGTGCGGCCAGAGCCGCCCCGGGCGGTGGAACCAGTGATAGACCTGCGGCAGAGACCAGCCCTCCAGATTGGGGACCGGCAGCAGCTTGGGGACTGCCGCGTAACGTTCGGCCACCTGCTCCCCGAACTCCGCCCGCACTCGGGCGTCCACCGCCACGTAATACGTCGGGGTGAAGACCGGCCACTCGACCAGCGTATTGCACCCAATGGACGGGTAGCGGGTCAGCAGGTCGAGCGGCAGGCGGGCCAGGCTCGGGCCATTGGCGACGATCAGGCATGTTTCGCCCCGGTGCAGATTGTGCAGCACGCGGATATCAGGCTTCAACCTCGTATTCCAGTGCGACCTTGTACTTGCCGACCTGGGTCGTGGCGACTCCGGTGTGCCGCACCCAGACTGCGGTCCCGGCCACCAGCCTGGTCATTGCCAGCGTCAGACTGGTGGTCGAACTGACGGCCTTGGCGTTCTCAAGATTGGTGGCCGCCACGATCTGAGCGCCGGCCGCGGCCGTGCCGAGCTTGACGTTGGCGCTTGACGCATCGCCGCTGTCGGAGGCTTCGGTGTACACAACGTTGGCGCTGTGCAAGGTGACCTCGTCGGGGAAGTAGACCAGCAGGTCGTCGTCGGTCGTCCCGGCGCCGTTGTCGATGTTGAACTCTTTGGAGACCACAAAGTTGCGCTTGTTCCGGCCGCGGTTGATATAGGTGGTAGGCATGTAAAACTCCTTTGCCTCCTCGGGCGGGGGTACTGGCCCCCGCCCGGATCAGGCTGTCGTATCAGAGTGCTTAGATCGTGATGTTGTAGGTGATGGCCGCAGCCTCGGTGTCGCGCTGCGCCAGACCGACGCGCATCAGGGCCACGATCTCGGTCGTGTCGGCCCGCGCAATGCGGGTCGTCTCCATCGTCATCCGGCGGCGGTAGCCGAGTAACCACTGGTCCCAACGCACGGCCAGCAGAGCGCCGGTCGTGTTGTTGGAAACCGTGTCCTGGTCAACCTTGCCGGCGGTGTTGGCGAGCCGGTCCGAGTCCCTGTAGTGCATGAACCCGGAGCGGTACAGGCGGTAGCCCCAGATGCTGGTCAGATCGCCGTTCTCGATGGTCGGCTGACTGTAAACGTCCTTGGTCTTGACCTCTTCGAGTTCGAGCGCCTTCCAGTAGGTGTTCACGTCCATGATGAACGCGACCCGATCCTTCTGGAGCGAGTTGATCCCGGCCGTCCCCATCAGCTTGACGGTTTCCAGGAAGTCCTCAACCGACAGCGCGCCCCCGTCCCGGCTGTTGGCCGTGGTGGTGACCAGCGGTGACTTGCGGAAGCCGTTGAACAGCATGAACAGGTCGGAAGCAGCCGGGGTGCCACCGATGTCGTTGATGTTGGTGGTCGCACCGGCCTCCGTATCGCCATCGATGATGGCGTGCTCGAACTGCTCGGCCCCGGCTTTCTCCAGCTGCATCCTGAGCTGGGAGACGAACGGGATCAGGCTGTCCTCTTCCATCTCACCCGACCACAGCACCCGCGCCCCCATCTTGGCAAGCGTCAGGCTCTTGTTGTCGGTCCCGAGCCGCGAGGAGGTGATGGTCGCATTCGGCCAACCGGACGAAGCGGTATCCTCCGCCTCCGCGACCTTGTAGAAGGTCGGGTCGCCCGACTCCAGCGGGATCGTGATCGACTCGTGTCCGGGTGGGACCTCGATCGAAGGCAGGTTGGCGGCCACGAAAGTTCCGACACGGATCTTCTCCCAGATGGACTGGGAGTAAGCCACGCCGACCCACTCGTCGCCGAAACTGGCGAGATCCTGCTGCATGATCTCGTCGGTCTTGACTCCGGCCATCTTCATGGCGTTGGAGCCGACCACGCCGACGCGCCGGGTGGCTTCGTCCGACTCTTTGACGGCCTCAGACAGCTTGACGGCCAGCGCCTTGATCGCATCTTCCGAGGCGCGGTTGAAGCGGCGCCCCTGCCCGTCCTCAGCGTTCAGGACACCGACCAGGACGGCCTGGTCCTCCACGCTGAGATTGTCATACTTGCTCAGTTCGCCGAACTGCGTCTGATTGACTCGGTCCGGCAGGCGCCGCTTGATGGCCGCTTCCTTCTCGGCTTCCTCGGCTTCCCGCTTGGCCTTCTCGTCGGCCGCTTTCTGCTCGGCCTCCCACGTCTCGCGGGCGGCTTTGACGGCGGCCTCTTTCATGGCTTCGATCTCGGCCTGGTGTTCCTGCTCGGCCTTGATCTCGGCCTGCAACTCCTCGCGTGCGGTGCGCTTGGCCCGGTCGAGGTCTTCGGCGGTAAATGTTTTGTCGCTCATTTTTATGCTCCTGTTGATCGCGGTTGCGAGTTGCTCCGGTTCGATATTGTCCGCCTCGATCCGCACCACCACGGCCGGGCCTGTGCCCGCTCCGCCGCCGGTCTCCGGTTCGATCTCCGCGGGCCAGTCGATCCCGGCCTGCTCGTAGAGAGATTTGATAACGGGATAAGCCAGCGCGTAGTGGCTGGCCGGGTTGTAATTGCTCGGGTCACGGTCCCATAAACTCAGTTCGGCGAACGGCCAGACCGAGATTCGGCCCGGTTGATCCTTCTGGTACAGTGCTTCGACGCCGTTTCGGACCAGGCGGGCCAGGTGGTCGATCGAGCCGGACGAAGCGGCTGCCAATCCCTTCTTAGCCGCTTCCCACACCCGCCGGGCGTATTCTTTGGTCTGGTCGAGCAAGACGCGCACATAAACGCCGTCGGCGCGCTTCTCAACTCGCAGCGCTTTACCGATCACCTCCGGGCGGGTCTGCATCTGCCCGCGCCGGTCAAAGCCGTGCTGATAGACGATCAGCGGACCGGAGAAGGTTTCCAGCATGTAGTCAGTGTTCGCGTCGAACTCCTGCCGGTCACCGTCCACGCCATACGGAATGGCGCGTACCTCCAGCTCCCAATCTCCGACTGCCTTGATACTCAGTTCGCTCATACGTTTTTCGGACAACAAAAAAAGCGGCCCAAAAGTAAGTAGACGATTTCGCAATCGTCCATCTACTTCTGAGCCGCCATCTTCTCGATCTCTGCGACCCTCGTGCGGCGCTGCCACGTTCGCCCAGGTCATCGACCTGCTCCGGCTCCCGTCGCGCGATGCGCCGCCCGTAAGTGGGCTATTCAGTTAGGCCAAAATTCAGGCTATGAATTATGGCGGGTCTATATTAGCACGTCTGTTCTCGCGTGTCAAGTCACAGGCCGGACAT